CGCGTATGTAACCAAAACGACGGACATTTGATCTACACTGAGCAGGGTTGGTTTCCCTCTCATCTCAAAATCCAATGTGTTGGTGCAATTATGAAATTTGTACCATCTGTAAAAAATTCCTGCAAGGGGTGACCCCTGCATTCATAAAAACCAAATGATATTCATTAAATAAATGCAGGGCTCAACGCCCCCAACAACGGCCAGCTCCATAGCTGCGCCGCTCACTCCTGGTACTGGAGTGACTAAATGCTCTTATATTCAAGCCCAAGAGCAGGGTTATATGCGTAGAAATAAAAGGCGCGCTTTTATTACGCTGGGATAATCTCGTATCTGTATAGAATTGGACATCCCGTGAAGAAGAAGAGTGTGAAATCTTCGCCCACAGATTTCCACGATCGCACAGCGGCAGCTGATGCGAGCGGATCTGGAGTTTCTGCGGTGTCGACAATCTGTATTTGAACGTTGTTTGAATGCGCCCCATTAGCAAAGTCTCCTTGTGGGAGACGTGCTGGTGAGAAACGCACTCCGTTGTAGTACGGAGTCTCGACTTCGATGGTATCGTTGATACCGAGGTTGGTAGAGGCACTTCCGCCTGATGTGAACTGTGATGTTCCGAAAGTAAACCTCTTTGTCGCAGCTGCCGAATCCGTAAGGCTATACGAATTCTCTTGTATTCTATTGACAGCTGTGTACCCGAAGCGACAAACTGTGGGTTTTGAAGACACGTTGCCTGCAAACGAGTATTTAGTTCTTGTTGAGCCTCGCCATCCCGCATAGCAAGGTGAGAAGTAAGTAGCATAAGTTGGTATGACTATGTTACACGGACTTCCCGCTTCAACATCTAGTCCGTTTGGATCCCAACCATTCCAATATCCTAGTCCCTTATCCCGGATTTGAACAAGTTTGACGTTGTTTGGTCCGGTAGGTCCTGTAATTATGTCTGTTCTGTGCAGCACATACCTACGGTTGAGTTCGCGGATAGATTTAGGTGCTTCCCCAAAGAAGACGTTCATTGTCTGATCTGCGACCATTGCTGGTGACGCAATCGGCTTGATAGGATCTGGGTTTGTAGGAGCATCAGTAGCCCCTTCAGAAGTACCAGCGATTGCAGCAGCGTCTGCAATTCCTGATTGTGGAGTGTAGTTTAACTCCGCCACAGGTGGGGGAAAGATACTAAGCGCTTTCATTGATGTTGGACTTGGTTCACCAAATTTAATGTCGTCACACGCCGATACGAATACATTAAATTGAATAGGAGTATCTGTAGCCGGGGCTACAAGATTATTCACAACATTGACCTCAAGAACGCCGTTGTACCTGGCGCTAGAGTCTAGAGGTAATCGCGTAGTAGTACTATAAAGTTCAGGCGTTAGCGCAATAGACGATGTGTTAAGGAAAGGGAGTGATTGTCCCCACCCAACACAAATCTCAAAGTCATCACATTCCGCAATGTCAATGACTCGGCTATACACGGTGTTATATTGCACGTCAGCACCGTGTGCTCGTGGATCCCATCGAATCAGAAGTTTGCCCTTGTGAAAAGCTGACTTCACGATCTGGAATCGGTATTTGATAGATCCTTGCCACTGGCCAAAAGGCACTGCCATATAGGACATGGGTGTAGGGTGTAGTTCTTCGCCCTCAACTCGGTAGAGATTGGGTGTCACCCGGCAGTTCCATAGCATAGTGTCCGGACCTTCCTGAGAATTCATAGTAAATGATGTTAGATACGATTCGCGCTGGCAAAAGCGAACAATATCCATTTGGTCCTCTCCATCTAATCCTACAGTGCGTGAGTCAATCGTCAACTCTTGTTTGGAGTCTAGGGATAACTTCATCACTGCGTCCGCTGCGTCGGTATTTGCGAGATTACCGGCAGGGAGAGGTTTTTGTTGCACAATATCTGTAACGATAGGAGGTCTTGAATACCCCCAGTGAGCGGCAAGGTCTCCGACACCCTTCGCCACCATTTCTGTCGCCCTTGCGTATGGAGCGATAGTAGGTACAGATTTTAATGCCCCCGCTGCTTGTGCAATTGCGGAGGCTGGAGCGGAAATGATTCCCTTTCCATATTCATCGCCTGAGTTAAGTCTGCCTGACTGAGGTGTATAGTTGGCAGCTGTAAGTGCATTCTCTGAAGTTGGCATGGTTAGCACAACATCTGAGGCCCAGACGTAGATGGTGACAGTTACTGGATCATCGCCACCATTAGCATGTTGTAGATTACCGAAGGACTTGATGGTGATCTCGCCCATATCGTTTCTACTAGTGGAACTGAGAGACAGGTAATTTTCATGCCAAAAGAAAGGGAGGTCCAACTGTCCTCCTGAATTTGTGGTTGGGTTCAGGAAGAAGTGAGGTTTCTGCGAAGCTTGTACGAGATCAGCCTGCAGAAAGTTACGTTGAACCGTTACTTCGTCAAAACCCGTGTAAGGATTATAAGAAGCCAGAGCACGGCCGTAGTGAAAGCCAGTGCCAGATATAACCATTTTGACGTGTAACTTACTTCTGTAAAGCTCAAAATGGGCAATCTTCTCCGCGACGCGTGCGTCGTTAAGGAAAAGTGCCCAGGGATTGAACTTGTAAAAGAGAGGCTGACCGACAGACCAGGGGACCTCAGCAACTCGGGTTGGTCGCCCGAGAAACGAACCTAATGCTGAGTCTGAGTTGTTACCCAAGTTCATAGTCGGATCACTTCCTGCTCCGATGGACGTAGTCCATCCTGGATTCTGTTCTTGGAAATTGGTGATTTCCTCCGAAAGATCCGCGACACCCTCTTCTTGGATGGTACCGAGGGCGCCGCTTTGTGGTGTATATTCTAAGACTTCCTCAGGGAAAGCTTCAGTCCATGCTTGATCGATGATGTCATAGAAATATCCTGTGATGTTTTCCAAGGTTTTAGAGACCCTGGGCTCTGAAAATAGTGTATATATTTTACTAATGCGGTTTTGTTGGATAAGGGTCGAGAAAGTGCATCAGTTTGCTCGCCTATTCACATTTTCTTTTGAGGGGCTATGAACCTCTGTACCTAAAAAGATACTCGCATGTTCGCGTCATTGTAACTCGCTGAGCGGTCTGCAGCCATGGTAATGTTAAACCATAGTTATACACCCGTAATCAGCAGCGAGCTGCTCTTTGGTTGTTCCTTGGAACTCACGTCTACACCGAGCTAAGCGCATCCGACTATTTACCCATAGCTGGGGGTTTTAGGCCTTAAGCCCAGTGAATTTTTGCAATGTCCAGGACATCTGCAAAACGCTCAGGAAATGTGATGTCTCCTTGCACATCAACCACTTCGAAACCATGTTCGGTGAAGGTCATTGAGTAAACGGTGTACTTGGGCCACAGTGTCTTGATAACCCGACCATATCTCAATGCCTGTTTGACGACCTTTTCGGCAAAAGAGGGATGCCTCCCAACCACTCTCTTACACTCAATTACCAGGAACGTTGTTCCCGACACATATAGAAGATCTCCTTTTCCAAAAGAGTCATGAATAATCACATATTCCTCCGCCAAAGGTGCGCCCAGCACACTTTTAACGTCTTCCATTAACTCTTCTTCCGTGCGTACACCTTCTGTTTCCTCCATAGTACTCAAAGAAGGGTAAGACATCTCCCATACATCCAGAGGAATGGTACCTCTGAATTCCTGAATCAATTCGATAGCTTTACAGTAAACGCGTGACCCAGCAGTTCCTAGGGCCTTACTGTAAACGTATTTCTCCCTCAATTTATCATCAGACCACGCAGAAACTTCGACAACTGTGTATCTCAGATTCTTATTAGCCTTTTCGCCCTTGTAGATGACATGTCTTGGGTTCATCATGTCGGTCACACCTGGACAGGGCAATTCACCACTTTGAGGTTCATACTTTTGCTTCCACATTTCAACTCTCTCGTCATAGGTCAATTCAAAATCATCGCT